AGGAACGGCGCTAACCATCCAGCGCAGCAGCACGGAGCGTCCCTCTGGTGTTTTGCATTTCTCCAGTAGCAGTTGATCCCACAGATATTTCGCCGTCCCTGCTTCGACTTCTTCTTCAGGTCCGAATCGTGCTGGCGTCGCGGTCAGATATACGCGTGCCCATACCGCATCATCCTCGGCCACGATAATTGGTTTGTAGTTTGTCGCGAGCGTGATCTTATGCGTGCTCTGAGTCGTTTTATAGTTCTGATGCGAAGAGCGTGCGTTGATCGTATCGTCGCCAGTGATTGACTTGATGACCTCTGGTCTTAGATCAGAATGCTCGCGCGTCTCGGACCCATGTGCGAAGCGTATGCCATCCAACCCGGCCAGCGCAAACTGATCGTTATTGTCGGTGTTCCTTTTCGATTCCAAGAAGCCAAGCGGGAGTTTATAGGCGTAGGAGCCAAGGCAAGTAGCGACCGAATCAATGAGCAAGCTCTTGCCGTTGCGTGTTTTGCCAAACAGGATCATGAGTGCGTGATCCCTGCGCAAGCCGGTGCAGCAATAGCCGAACCATTTATGTGCGAACTCGTATATCTGATCGTCGCCGTCGAATATCTTTCGGACGGCGTCTTCGAACCATTTGTAATCGATGTCTGGGTCATAGACCGTGCGTGTGCTTCGCGTCAAATAATCCGAAGGCTTCCACCATGACAACTCGCCGGTGCGAAGGTCGAGCAATCCGTTCGCACAATTCAGCTTTAGGCGATCTGGATTCATGGTGACGCGTCTTGTCATGTGCAGCGTCTTCAAATGGTTATAGGCCATCGTAGAGATTGCGGCTATCGTATTAGCGCGGCTCCAGCGGATCACCAGCTTCCTCAATTGATCAAGCTCGCGCGTCAGGCGGTCCCGATCTTCCGGTGTTGCCAAGTTAAGCGCAGCCTGCGTAGCAGCATATCCTTCGCGGATAACATCTTTCCACATCGTCCCCATCCACGCGTTAATTGCTTCGCGCACGCCATCGGTCGTCCACATTCCAGTTTCTTCGCGATAGATGGAAAGCTCGCTCTTACCTGAATCCTGACTCGAGTCATCCATGCAAAACAGGTGTCCGTACTTGCTGATGAATGCGTGTTTAAGATCGACGTCTAGGATGCCCAGGCCGTCTGCTGTCGCGTGATCTTCTAAGTTAGGAGTTGCGACCTTGAAGCGAATAGTTTTTGGTTTTAACCTTTCTCGTCTCTCCCTTTCTAGTCTTTCTGGATCGTTCATTCGCTCGTCGAACTCTTCGGGATTCATGTATTATCTCCATAGAAAGGTCCGCGCGTGCGCTGGCCCAATCGAATAACTTCATCAGCGACCCAGGACTCGAGGTCGCCCCAGTTGCGTGTCTCGCAATGGCCGTGGTGGCACTTGAAGCCGCCCATGTAGCCATTCTTTTTCATAGGGGGTGCCACGGCAGCGCCGGTGTTTGCGCGGGCGGTATGTCCATCGATCCAAGGACACGTAATATCCATCCATCCAGACCCCGTCGAATTCTTGACGCGCTTGAGCAGCTTGAGCGCTTCCTTGACGATCTCGTATCCGCGTTTGCGTTCGATGGTCACACCGTCAGTTGGCTCAGCGTAGTTCCGGTGGCGTTCGACGAGGTGGAATGTTCTGGTGAAGTCTTGCCAAGAGGTGCGGATGCTTGGATTCCATTGCCACACCCTGCAGCGCCAAGGCTTGCCGTCGACAAGCGACGTCGGCTTGCCGTTGATGCCTTCAGGCAAGCGCAGCACGCGGGTTACGCCTGCCATACCTGGATCAGCGCCGCCGCCTGTTAGCTTCTCGATGATCAGGCGAATGGCGTCTGTGACGTGGTCGACGTCAGCGCGCGGTTCGTCCAAGAAGAACGACGCCTGGAAGTTCCCAGGCGATGTCTCGATGACCAACGTTGGTTGAAGCTCGCGCGGGATATCCGCGAGCGAGATCTTTGTACCAATGTCATCGATCATAATGCACCACGTTCGACTGAACTGCGCCTTGCGCCGTTTGAATCGACCTTCTTCTTCATGGAACGAACTGATCGCTACATAATTATTTCGGTCGTGGTGCAAAGGACAAGCAACGCCGTTATGCCACGGCACGCCGATCCATGCTTTAGGGTCAGCCTCGCTCGGATTCCCTTTTAATGAGCAGAGGATGGCTCGTTCATCTGGTCCTAAACCTTTGAAAAGTTCGGCCAGCACAATGTCGTTGGTCACGCCAACTTGGAGGGGCACTTTCTGGACCTTTCTGGTGTTGCTGCTGGGCTAGCCCGTAGGCTTGGCCCTACATTCTACTCGATTTTCCTGGGATGGCAAGTGGTGCTGAACCATTGGGGTTATTGACACAGCGGCAAATTATGCTACAGTCCGGCCACCCGCAAACCAGAAAGGTCAGAAATGGAATTGAACTGCTTATTCGAAAACGCCCGCTACATCGTCTGCCAGATCAAAGGCAGTGGTGCGCTCCATAGCGAAGGCATCGAAGTCGTCAGCAAAGAGAATCACTGCGCCGCGTACCTTACCGGCAGCATGAGAAAAGTCTTCATGCGTCAGATGAAAAGCTGGCGCGCACAAACCCCGAACGAAGATGAAGTCGAAGCGCGCCTCGACGAGTTTCTCGTGCTCAACACGAACCCCCTTGTCCTGCACTAGCGGACAAACAGAAAGCCAGAAATGAACGCCCAAACCCCACCAAGCTCGTGGCCGAACAAATGGCCGCACCCGACCACCAAGCCCTACACCGCAGAAGTGCAACTCATCCACATTCCCCCAGGCACCAGATTCGGCAAGCTAACCGTTATCAAACGAGGAGAAAACATTGGCAAGAACCGCAGCCTCTTAGTCGAGTGCGATTGCGGCACCTTCAAGACCGTCCAAGCGCGGTACCTGCGAAGCGGCACAACGACGTCTTGCGGCTGCGCGCGAACCAACACCGCCAATAGCGGCATCAAGAGCAGCCATCCGTTGTACCAGATATGGAAGAACATGCACGGCCGTTGCTATAACAGGAAGCACGGTGGCTATAGCGGCTGCGGTGGCCTGGGCATCAAGGTCTGCGAGCGCTGGCACAACTTTGCGGTGTTTATCTCGGACATGGGCGAGCGTCCACCGAAGACGCAACTCGTGCGAGTGAAACCGATGCAAGACTATACGCCAGAGAATACACGCTGGCTGACTCCAATGAAGAAACGCGCGGTGCAAATTGAACACGCCACTGCCGCATAATTTCAAGTACAAGACCGCGCCACGCGGCAAGCAGCGCGAGGTCATCGACGCGACCTGGGACCAGCCGATGCACGCCTTTTTGTGTCGGCCCGGTACCGGGAAGACAAAACTCGGCCTGGACACGGCCGCAGCCAATTTCCTCGTTGGGCGGATCGACGCGCTGCTGGTTATTTGTCCTGAAGGCGTCGACCGACAATGGATTGAGGAAGGCGTCCCCAAGCATTGCGCGGTGCCGACCATTTGCGGCAACTATTACTCGTCCATTGGGAAAACCGCTTTTACGAAGCTGGAGCGAATGGTGCTGGCAACACCGCCCAATGACACGCTCTTCATTCTCACCATGAGCTTCGACGCCTTGCAGACGACGCGCGGCAAGAGACTCGTGCAATTGCTGCAAACGGTCAAACGCTACATGTGCAACGTCGACGAAAGTCATCGCGTGAGCAATCCGAAGTCGGACGTATACAAAGCGGTGAAACCTGTTATGCGCATGGCCCGCGTCCGGCGCATCGGGACCGGCACGCTGATCCGGCAAAATCCGTTCAGCGCATGGGGTCAGTTTGAGCTAATGAGCGACGCGATGCTAGGCTACTCGAGCTTGGCGGCGTTCAAGAGCACCTACGCCATGATGCTCGCACCGAGCAGCCCGTTGGTGCAGCACATCACAAAAGACCTCAAGGCCAAGGGGCGGCTGCGGCATGACCGCCAAGGCAACCCGATCTATCCCGCGATCATTGCCAAGGATGAAGAGGACCGGCCGATATACAAAAACCTGGGCGACCTGCGCAAGCGCATCGAGAAGGTCTCGTCCTTCTTGACGCTGGAGGATGTCAATGGCACGGAGCCAAACATCAATCAAGACCCACGCTACGTCACGCTGGAGCCGCATCAGCAGGCAAGCTATGACGAGCTTATAAAGTGGGGCGTGACGCAAGCCCCAGGTGGCCAGCTAACCGCCGAGGGGGCGCTGGCGCTGGCGATCCGGCTGGCGCAGGTTGTGGGGGGCTTTGCCCCGAGCGATGATGACCCACAGGCGCAGCCCATCACGCCAGCGGGCAAGAATCCGAAGGTGCAAGAGCTGCTCCAGATCGCCCAGGATTGCGAGGGCGAGAAGCTCGTTATCTGGTGTCGCTTCTCTGCGGAGATCGATATTGTGGTCGACACGCTCGCAGAGGAATATGGGGCGGCTGCTGTGACCCAATATCACGGCCGCATGACGGGAAGAGAGAAGGACGCAAGTAAGAAACGCTTCATCGCTGACCCGGCGTGTCGGTTCTTTGTCGGTCAGCAGAAGTCAGGCGGCACCGGCCTGGATGGTTTGCAAGGCGTGGCGAGCTACATGGTTTTTTACAGCAACGATTATTCTGCGCTCGAACGTTTGCAAGCCATCAGCCGCCTCGCGCGCACGGACGGTGCAAATACGGTGCAGGTCTACGACCTGATGGCGCAGCACACCATAGACGAGGACATCGTGCGTTGCTTGCAAGCCGCACGGGACGTCAGCGAGGTTGTCCTACAGGCAGCAATTGCCCATGTTTGGACATAGCGTCCGATTATCCTCTACAATACTCAATCTTTCACCCCTAGAAAGGGAGCCAATCATGAAACCCGGCCGCGTTTTTATTACCCAGAATCCCATGCGTCGCAACGTCTACAACGAGCTTGTATATAAGTACGACCTCACGGCTGCGCGCGAGTTTGGCACGCTTGATGTGCTCCTGCCATCAGGCCCGGTGTTAATCTCGCCCCAGCTTTCCGTCGCGCAGATGCGCGCGAAGCTGCGCGACTTCAAACCGAACGACTGGCTGCTTTGCCTGGGCGACCCGGTGGTCATCGCAGCGGCAAGCGCCATCATTGCCGAGGTGAATGGCGGCATCGTTCCGGTGCTAGTGTGGGACCGGCAGGTCAAGAAATACTTGTCGATAGTCATCGACATTCATCCCGCGACGGCCGAAGCCGTGGCATAATCACCCCACTTAGAAAGGACGAAAGATGCTGATCAAAATACAAAGCGTGCTCACGAATGTATGGCACACCGAAGACCTGCCAGTGACCCAGGAGGAACTCGACTCTTGGAAAAACGGCAGGCTCGTGCAGGAAGTATTTCCGCACCTCACTCCCGACCAACGGCAGTTCCTCATCTCCGGCGTGACTGCAGAGGAATGGGAGAAAGCGTTTGGCGACGAGGACAATATCGACCCGCGCGATCTTGTCAAGATCGCGATGACGGCTGGCAAGACCGTCATTGTCATCGACCAGAGGTCGCCGGAATGACGCTCGCAGAAGAACGTCAGCGCCTCGATCTCGACGTGCGCATCATGGAGAAAAAGGGTTTCGCCGCAGCGCTCTTTGGCGTGATGTCGCACGCCACCATAAGCGGTTCGCGCCAGCACGGCAAAGCCCTGTACGACATTCTGCAAGCGGTCTATCGGGACATCGAATTGCTCGAGACGCAGAAGGCCATCAACGCTCAACAGGAGGCACGCTATTCATGACCGCCGTCGCATATCTACGCCCAGACAACACCGAGAACAATTGCACGGTCTCAGGTGACCCAGAAGGAAAGGTCGGCCGCGCCCACGCCTGGATGTGGGAAAGCGCCGAGAGCAACTATCGCATCTGCACCACGTGCGGTCGACGCGAGTTCAATAGCCGCAGCAAACAGGAGCCGCAAGATGATCCACGGCCCGATTAAACAGGATCGAGATTATATCGAGCTTGTCACCGGCATGACATTCACGGTGCTTGCCGCGAACACCGATGGCACGCTCAACACCGAGACGGTGCTGGAGGTGCTGGGCACGGAAGTGCCGTGCGTTGTGTACTATAATCCGCACCATATTACGAAGACAATCGTGTGTGCAGAGACTGCATTTAGAGAAAGGTTCGAAGAGAAATGAACGACGACAACATACCCAACTTCAGCGACTTCACGGACGGCGCAGCCCCAGACTTCAGCGGTGTCGAAGCCGAGCCGCCGCGCGAGGACCACTTGCAGATGCTTGGCTCAATGGCTGCGAAGCTGCGCGAGAAGATCAACGCCGTCGCAGACGCCCAGGCCAAGCTCGACCTCCTGACCGCCGACCTGAACCGGTACCAGCTTGGCGTCTTGCCTGAAGCGATGGAGCTAGCCGGTGTTGCGGACTACACGCTGACCGATGGCACGCGGCTTCTCATGCGACCGGACGTCAAGGCCAGCATCAGCATCGACAACCGCCCGTTCGCACACGGCTGGTTGCGCGAGAATGGCCACGGCGGCGTCGTGAAAGAATCTTTTCTGGTAGACTTGCGCACGTTGACCCCAGCGCAGCGCACGCAGCTTTATCACTCCATCATGGCTACGTACGAAGTGATGCCCGAGGTTCAAGAGTCAGTGCACGCAGCGACGCTGAAGTCACTGGTAAAGGAATTGCTGGAGAAAGGCACCGCCCTGCCGCCTTCAATTTCTGTTTTCCAGTTTAAGAAAGCCGAACTCAAGGAGATAAAGAAAGCGAAATGACTAAGGATGAACAGCGAGAATACAATCGCCAGTATTACATCAAGAATCGCGAGAAGATGCTTGCGAAAGCAACAGTGTACCGTGACGAAAATCGAGAAGCCATCAACGCCGCGCATAAAGAGCGTTACGCTACAGACCCAGAGCGAGCGCAGCGAGTTCGTGACAACGCGCATCAAT